AAGGCTTTTGAAGAAGTTGTTGGTCAGTCAGGCTTTGGTCTGTTCTCGACCAAGAACGAAGCTGCTCCGATCACCTATGATACGGCCCGTCAAGGCTTCACGACTCGGTTCAACCACGTTGTGTATGCTTCTGGCTTTATCATCACCCGTGAAATGGTGGAAGATGATCTGTATGACGTGATTGGTAAGCGGAAGGCTTCGGCCCTGGCTTATGCTGCTCGTCAGACGAAGGAAGTTATCGGTGCTAACGTGTATAACCGTGCGTTTAACACGTCGTACACCGGTGGTGACGGTTCTACCCTTCTGGCCGGTCCGGCTGGTGGTTCTTCGAACCATCCGAACGTGGCTGGTGGTACTTGGACTAATACTCCGTCCGTGGCTCTCGATCTGTCGGAAGCTGCTCTGGAGCAAGCGACTATTGATATCGCTGGTTTCCAAGATGACCGTGGTCTGCTCATCAAGGTCCTGCCTGATTCGCTAATTATCCCGCGTCAATTGATTTTTGAAGCGAAGCGTATCCTCGGTTCTGATCTGCGTGTTGGTACTACCAATAACGATCTGAATGCTCTGAAGGATATGGGTCTGATTCCGAAGGTGATTACAAACCACTTCCTGACAGACAATGATGCTTGGTTCATCCGTACCAATATCAAGGACGGTATGAAGTATTTTGAGCGTCGTGCTGACGAATTCAATATGGATGAGGATTTTGATACCGAGAATGCCAAGTATAAGGCTACGATGCGTTTCAGCTTCGGCTGGGCGGATCCGCGTGGTCTGTATGGCTCTCCGGGTGCCTAATTTGGTTGGGGCCGCTTCGGCGGCTCCCTTTTATTAAGGAAAATTATGGCTTTAATTTTTACAGATCCCAATCCGGCTGGCCCGTTTAGTGATTTTCAGGTTAAGAATACCCAAGAAAAGGTTTTCAAACTTACCAATGCTAACTTTAGCACTGGCGGTGTGAATACTTTGGTTGGTGCTCTTCCTGCAGATGCTTCTATTATTAGCATGACTCTTTGGGTTAAGACTCAACTTGCTGGTGGTTCTATTTCTGCTGCTACTATTAGTATTGGTACTTCTTCTGGGGGTACTCAATTTGTCAATGCTAATACTGGAGCATTTAATGCTGCTGGTGTCATGGCTATTCTGAGCCCTATCAATAATATTCTCCAGCCGTATAACATTCCGTATACAACTGGTGATATTCAGATTTGGGTAAATGGTACTGCAACTACTGGTAATCCTACCAGCGGTGAAATGTACTTGGATATTCAATACGTTCGTTAAGATTAATGGGGAATTCTTTCCCCATTAATTCTATTAAAGGAGTAATATGAGTTACCAAGTATCAATTCGTCCTTTTGATTCTTTCAGAGGGCAAAACACCGTTAATATTGTCGCATCTGCTTCATCGCAGAATATTCAAGTTCCACCGACAATTGGTCATCGATCTATTAGAATTGTTAATTCTGGAACTAATTTATCTTGGGTTCAAATCGGAAAAGACAACACAGTAACAGCTTCTGCTACTACGTCTATTCCTCTTCTGCCTAATTCTGAACTATATCTTTATGCTCACCAAGATGAATCTTGGGTAGCTATTATTTCTACCGGAGCCGGTAATACTGTTTATATAACTGCTGGTGAAGGTAAGTAATAATGCAAAATGATGAAGAAACCAAAGAAGTTGTCAAAGAAGCCATTAAGGAATGGATTAATGAACAGGTAAAAAGTTTTGGTTGGTTCTCCATCAAAAGTATTTTAGGACTTGCTGTGGTGGGTATACTTTACTTTGCTCTGATTGGAACAGGACACTATAAATGAAAAAAACAACATGGCCAGGAAATTGGAAGGTTACTTGCCATGTATGTGGCTTTTGGTATCCTTCCAGCGAAATCAGAAAAAGATGGGATGGTGTTTTAGTCTGCCCGAAAGACTATGAGACTAGGCATCCTCAGACATTAATCAAAGTTAGGGGAGAAAGGGCCTTCCCTGATTTTGTATCCAAAGATGGAGTAGACCAAGAAGTTTTCTTTTGCACCCTACAAACAGCATCTAGTTATGCTGGTATGGGAGCAGCCGGTTGTATGCAAGCTGGCCCATATTCTAGAACCTACCAATTTCTTTTAGATTTAAATGGAAATGGTCATGGGTCTGGATCTTTTAATACTACTTTCCCATGAGGCTAAATGACTACTTCCTCTACTTATTCTGTACAATACACTAGAGATGATCTAGTCACTGCCGCCCATTATAAATTGGGTGTAATTGCTGATGGACAGTCTCTTAACTCTACTCAATTAGCTCGTGGTGTTACAGCATTAAATATGTCTGTAGCTTTACTAAGAGCAAAAGGAATGCCTCTTTGGGAGAGAAATTCTTATACATTTTCTACTACTCCTAATATAAATACTTATAATATTGGTACTAGTCAGACATTTAATACTCCATATCCTTTAAAATTACTTCAGTGTTATCGTACTGATACAGGAACTAGAATTGATATGGATATTGAATCTGATTATAATTTTAATCAATTACCAATTAATAGCACTGGTATTCCTATTAAAATAACATATCAACCTAAAGTTAATATGGGAATTTTAAAGCTCTGGCCCACACCAGATACCACTGCTGCTTCTAGCACGTTTACGATTGTATACCAGCAACCATTTCAATATTTTATTAATTCTACAGATACAGCAGATTTTCCAGAAGAATGGTATCTTCCTTTAGTTTATAATACTGCTGTTATTCTAGCTCCTGAATGGGGTGTCCCTATTGGAGACAGAAATATGCTAATGGGTGAGGCTAAAATGTATACAGAAGAAGCTCTTAGTATGGGTGGTGAGGATGCGAGTATGTTTATCCAACCCTATATGCAGCCTGGTTGGGGAGAGGATCGTAGAGGCTAAGATGCCTTATAAAGATATTGAATATCTTAAGGAATTTACATGAGCTATACAAAAAGTCCTTCTCAAGATACATATAGTACAGAAGAAATTGATCTTACTAAAGAAATTGTAACTAGACAGGGTGGTACTTTAAAAGATGAAGATTATATCAACGTCTTTTTAGAAGAGATTAAAAACAAAGCTACTGGAGATAAACGATCTATTGTTCTTAAAAGAGCAGGTTCTTCTGTTGCTATTAGTAGTGCCAGTACAGGAAATATACGGGGATCCTGGTATTGGGAAGATCAGCAAAATTTATATTATGCTGTAGGCCCTAATATCTATGTGTATAATTTTGGTACAAGTATTACCACAACTCTAACACCCAGTCCCTGGACTAATGCTTCTACTTCAGTAGGATTTGCAGAATTTATTTTTAATAATGGAACTACTGCATTAATTGTATCTGACGGAACTAATTTAATTCAAATTAGTACAACTAATACAATTACTTATTGTACGGATCCAGATTTACCAACTCCACATGATCCTAACATCCAATTCATTGACGGATACATTTTAGCAGCAAAAACAGGAACTTCTGATTTCTATAATAGTGACAATAATAATCCATTGTCTTGGACAGCGGGTAATTTTATTTCTACAGAAATTGAAGCTGCTACTATTAAAAGACTTTTTAAAATCAGTAACTATATTGTTGCTGCTACAGAAGAAACTTTAGAGTATTTTTGGGATGCTGCTATAGCAACTGGATCTCCTTTCCAAAGAAATGATACTCCTGTTAAAAGAATATCTTATCTTTCTTCTGCTGCTACAGAACAAAATACAACTTATTTTGTTGGTAAAGAACTAAATGGTGGCTATCAAGTTTATAAGTTATATGATTTTAAATGTGATCCAGTAGGAACTCAAACTGTTTGTAGGTATTTAAATACTCTTGGAACAGATTATACTACTTGGTCCGGTAATATTATTAATTACCAAGGACATAAGTTTTATGTAATTAATGCTGGTACTTTAACCTATTGTATGGATTTGGATACTGGTCTTTGGACTAGGCTTGCTTTTCAAAGTAATAGTAATTTTAATATGTCCAGAGCACATGGAGTTAGAACTACAAATACCAATATCTGCGTATTTGCATTAAATGATAATACTACTACTTGGTATAAATTTAATGAAGCATTATATCAGGATAATGGTATTAATTTTACCTGTCAGATTATTACAGATTCTGTTGATTTTGGTACTTTAAACAGGAAGAATATGAATAGAGCATCTTTATATGCAGATAGACCTAGTATTAATTCTAATATTTTAATACAATGGACAGATGATGATTATCAGACATATAGCACTGGAATCTCTATTAATTTGAATCAGGATCTTCCATGCGTTCGACAATTAGGGAACTTTAGACAAAGATCCTTTAAACTAACACATTCAGATAATGTACCATTAAGAATTATGGGTATGGTTGCTGATATTAATAAAGGATCTTCTTAATGTCCTCTACCAATTTTGTAAATGGAACAGTTGTTCAGCCAGATTGGCTTAATGATGTTAATACTTTAACATATAATGTTCCTGATGCTGGAAGTTACTTTGGAGGAGCAACTACTGTTGCTGCAATGCTACAACAACTAGGTAATACTAAAGCACAATTCCAATTGGATGGTGTCAATGTGCTTCGCTATATTCCTCCGGCACAATGGGCTGCAATTCTTAATGGAACATCTAGCACTGATCTTTATTCATACTTACAAGCAGCATTGACTGCTGAACCTAATCTTATTTTTCCTGATGGCTTATATAATACTAGTGCAAAACTGATTCCAAGAACGGATGCAGTAATTCGTGCTATTAATCGTCAGAAAGTAAAGCTTAAGGGTACATCAGCAATCACTATTCTTGAGTTTCCTATAAGCAATGTCAATTGCAGAATCGAAAATATCTTTTTTATTGGTTCCGGTTGTACTGGTATAGCAGCTGCTAATACAGCTGGTTCTAATCATGATTATTTGATTTCACCTACTGTTATTGGATGTGATTTTGCTTGGGAGCTTGCTTATGGCATTAACTCCGATATGATATATGCAAGGCTTGAGAAGTCTACTTTCGGCTACTTCGGTACTGTCGGAGGCAAGCCCGCTGCCGGCACCTCTACAATGGTGGGCCTGAGATCATTTTCCGTAACAAACGGGACGACCAACACACCAAACCTGAACCGAGTAAACGATTGCTGGTTCAACTGTGGTAGCACGACTGCTCCAGGTATCGATTTGAGCGGTGGTGTTGGATGGGTGTTCACGGATTGTGATTTTAGTTTTGGAGGCTGGGTTATGCGAACATCCAACATTCAGATGCTGAAGTTCCGTGGAACATGCTGGGTCGAGGGAGCGAACTCCTCCAGCAACTTATTTCAATTCGGTGCGAGTACGACACCTGTTGATATTGATGGAATGAATGTTAGCAACAACACCTGCACAGATGTTTATCGCATCACAACGGGTGCCACGGCTGGCCTCAACATCCGCAACTGCAACCATTCGCTAAACTCACCCAGTTATGTCCTCTTTGACACGACAACTTCGAGCAACCTGCTTCCGGCTGACGGATCGGTGACCTGGTACGGGAACCAAGTCAGTGGTGGCAACGTTGGCAATAGGATCGTTACGGGAACTGAATTCCGTGGCGGCAAAAGTTCCCCACGCCTAACAATGTCGGGCAACACGACCACTCCAGGCACAATCAATAGCAGCTCGGATCCGGGGGCAACCATCTCATACAACGCCGTTGGCGACGTGAGCATCACGGCATCCCATCCCTTTGCCACATCGACCGCGAAGGTGGTTGGAATTGCAACTTCGCAGATCGGATATCAGGCTCGCGTGCTTGTTATAAGCACAACGCAAGTTCGGATTAGTTTCCAAAATGCAGCCGGGTCGCCAGTAGATGGTGCGTTCAGTTTAGTAATATACGGAAGTTAATATGGCTAGTAGTTTAATTCCTCCCATGCCTAATGGCGTAGTACCAGGTAGTGTTTATTGGAATGATTGGATAGAAAAGCTAAGAACAATTATAAATAGCCTTACTTCCGGAATTAGTTGGAATATTATTACTGGAAAACCAACAACCTTATCAGGATATGGTATTACAGATCCAGTGGAACTAACTACACATAAAGATACCGCTAATGGGTATGCTGGACTTACTTCTGTATCTAGGATCAGTAAAGGTGTTTCTACAACTGATTATATAGTAGCTAATTCAAGTACCAAAGGATTAACAATGTTAAGTCCTAACGGTCATTATTGGGTTGCTACTATTAGTAATACTGGAGTAGTTACCTGGACTGATGTTGGAACTACTTCACCATAAGGATAAAATATGAGTTTTTTAGGTTCTTTATTTGATCCTGTTGGTGCTTTAGCTACTGGTGGGAATAATAATTCTTTTGATAGTGTATTTAGTCCAGCAGATAATCTTTTTGGAGATCAGGGTTTAGGATTAGAACCAAGTTGGCAAACTAATTTTACAGATAGTTATGCTACTCCTTTGGGTAATTTTGCAGATAATGTGATTTCTGGTAATGAAGATGAACTTAATAATTTAGGTAATCACTTTAAATCTAACCCATCCCAACTTTTTACAGGAGTAGATCCAGCCTCTACTAAACTATGGAATGCTGTTACTGGTAATAAGAACACTCCTTGGTTAGATCAATGGGGAGGAGAGACTAAGCAAGATATGCAAAATTCAGCTAATCGTGGAATCAACATGGAAGATGCTGGATATGCCTCTACTCTTGCTCA